GGTAGCTACACGGTCTCGTGAGACCGTTCTACCGTCAGGGAAGGTTGTGCCAATGCGGAAGTTTGCGCCGATGGGGAGTGCTTTGTGCTTCCCCATCGAAACGCTCATTTTCGCGTGCCTCTGCGAGTGTGCAGCGCGCTACGTAGCATACGGTCATGGTGAGATGAATAGTCTCACTGCTTACCGTGTCTACGGAGATGACATCATCATTCCCTCAGAAGTCTTCTACGACTTGAGAGAGTACCTCCGAGCAGCTGGTTTTAAGCTGAACGAAGGTAAGAACTTCTACGGCTCCTCTCCCTTTAGGGAAAGTTGCGGTATGGAGGCTTTTGATGGTGTCGACGTCACATGCATGAGAATCAGCAGGCGTTTCACTGGTTCGCGTGTGTCGTCACAGTCTCCCAACATATTTGGGGCCCTGATTGACTTAGCTAACGCTTCGTCAGCCAGGTGTCTCGTGCGAACCCGTAGCTATGTAGTAGAAAAACTACTATCTAGCAACTACATCCCAATCTTCTCAGATACGGATGCAGTCGGGATCTGGTCACCCACACCGACGAATTACCGAGCTCCTGCTTCTTGGAGACCGGTTTATCAGCGGCGGGAAATCCAGATTGCACGAGTCGAAACGGTGCAGTCACAGCTTGCCCTGCTAACGCGGGGTAGTCGCAATCGCATCGTGTCGTCCCGTCCCTCGGATGATGCAGACTATATCCGGTATTTCGAATGGCTACGCTGTACGAGTAATCGTACTGGCGACCCGTTCGATCCGGAGTTCTTCCCGAGGGTGTCTGTTGGTAGCAAGGTCCCTGTTCTCCGTAGATCCTGGGTTGACGACCCAGGAGCGGGGGCAGAGGACTCGGCGTTCTGGCACAGGTTCTTTGGCGCGGGTAGTGATCCCAAGGCGAGATTTTACCTTGCTCACTAAGCCCATTGCCAGACTGTCCAGGGCGTCGAGGCTAGCTAAAAGTGCTTAGCTAGTCCGTCAGCCGGAGAAGGGTCACCGCGCCCAAGTTGGGCGTGATGCGGG